CCGATCTATACGTACTATTGTCCTCCGGAACATCACATTCGCAAGGGTCAGCAATAATAACCCCATACAACAAATCACAAATGCGTCGCTCCTCCATTAACTCACGACGAAGACGAAACAAATCATCAGACAACTGCTGCTCACGGTGATTAGAATAATTATGAAAAAGTCCCATAGCGACATTCTATACAGGTAGAAACAGAAAACTAAGCTAGTAAATAACCAGCAGCATCACCAATTTCAGGAGCGAGAGTCTTGAACCACAGACCCTTCTTCATAATCACCCCAGGCTTACCAGTCAACTCGCACGTACGAAGAGACTTTAGCTCATACTCACGAACAACCTCGGACATCTGCGCCTTCAAAGACTCATCTGCGGAATCAAAGTAGAAACGAAGAGAACCAAACTTCTGCTTGACCTGATACACCTGATAATTAGGGTCAATAGCAGCAAGCTCACGGTCACAATCAAAAATGAGCTCATACCAACCCTCACTACACTCAATGCGCTTGCTGTAGCCGGGATGAATGCGGTCCACTATGTGCTGAAGGTCGTTGATGTCCATAGCCAGAGTCTAGCACCACTTTGGATAAATCTAGTTGAATATGACCGACCAAAAAATTTAGCGCACGTGCCCACACACACACAGCGCTACTCCGAAAAGTTCAAGACAGTCCCGATAGTTGAGACTCCAATCGGACACACACTCGTTCTGATATGTAGTTGTATCCATTGGTGCTGAGCCCTACGTGATTTGCCGGCGTCCTATCTGATAAAGACCGTACTGTTGCAACCACTCCTTGCTTTGCTGTATCAAAAGGTGGTTGTAGTTTCTATTGCAACTATCTATACTCAATACATCCATGTTGACTGTCACTGAAGTTCTTTATCATGCCACTTACCCAGATGTAGAAGATGCCATTGAAGATTCAGGCTTGCTTCCTGGCGTGAATGGTTGTGTATCTCTATGTACTTTCCCTGCTCATGCTGCTGGTTTCATCAATATGTTTGGTTGTTCTCGTATGCTTGGCACTCGTTATGATATGCCCTGGAAAGCAACGAAGATACCTTCTGACTTGCTAGTAACAGAAGACTTCGAATCAATACTTGTAGTAGGTGTCAAGGTATCCATGCTTGATGACCGAGATATATCAATGAACATGTATGACAAGTCTCAAGCCGTAACAGGTGTGTTACCTGCGTTCCTTCAGTCATACGAACACTATGGTCCTATACCTGTTGACGCAATCATCGAGAAGCATTGGTTTACCAAGGATGACAAACGTATTGACCCTATGTTCTACTACTCTCACAAAAGAAAAACTATTTACTGATTGCTTAGGTTGCTACGGGTGACACGGGTGAGTAGGCTTGGTGTATGCCATACAAGGACCCAGTCAAGCAGAGAGAGTGGCAGCGTGAGAACCGTGAGAGCACTGCTGCCAAGCGTAAGCATCGTAGAGAGTACGAACGTGAACGCAAGAACCAGCAACGTATAGATGCTTGCATGCTTCTGCCTGAGCCTGAACGTAGCCGTAAGCTAGAAGCTAATGCGTATCGTCGTTCCCTTGGTCTTCGTTGGCAAACACGTAGTTACTCTAACTAGCCACGGGTGACTAGAACACCTGGCAGTAGAAGCCAGCTTGGAGTATGCCATGACTAAGCACATCGTAGAACTCTTGAGCGTCTTGAGGTGTCTCTTCTGTATCGATGGTAGTTAGCACCCTGTTCAGCATGTTTGGATATATGCCGTCCTGTCCTCGTAGCAATGTCTTGCCAGGATAATAAATTTCATCCTCCCACTCAACTGTCCTAGGTACACCATATGTATAGGGTCTTGTAACGAATGTAACAGTTCCATCTTCAACATGACATACAGTGAGACACTCTTTAACAGGAGAGTCTTTATCTAGGTATGCCTCTGCCAGAGGTCTACCCCTAGTTATGAGAGGGTCTGTGCTTACCCACCCTTCTGACACAAGAGTGAATGCACTAATGTCCCATCCCTTACGTACAATGCAGGCCACATTCGTGAACGCATCAAATCGTTCGACGTGATTGGATGCCTGTATATCAGGCCTAGTCTGAAGCATGAGGCGTAGATGAGGCCCATTCCAGCAGAAGAGGTTCATAGAGATATCTTCACCTATGCCGAACTCTTTAACAGATTGCTCTTTGGCCTCAACAGTAGACATCAAGGCAAGACTTATCTTGTCAAGTCTTTCTTTGAAATAAGATAACTCCACACACAACGCTACCTTATGGTTCCGCCAAGAAGAGCCACGGGTGAACTAATGTCATCTACATGACAACAAAGAAACCAACCAAAAAGACAGTAGCCAAGAAGACAGCAAAGAAAGCCGTTGCCAAGAAGGCACCTGCAAAGAAGGCTGCTCCAAAGAAGGCTGCTCCAAAGAAGAAGACATTCAATGTTTCTTCCACTACTGAGACAAACATCATCAAGCCAGGAACTAATAATTCAGGCACAGTTGTTTATGCAGCAGACATCAAGAATCTCTCACTCCGAGACAGAGTGTACAACTGGTTTAGAAAGTAATCAATTAATCACATTGATTGAGTCACGCTTACCAAGCGTGTAGCAAGCCTTGACTCCGAATGGAGTTATCTGCCAACAGTTGTCATAGACCTTTGCTATAAGTCCATGCTTTTCTAAGGTATCGCAAACATTTGCAGCGTCAGATGGTTTGCGATAGAACTTAGGAAACATCGTTGCAAGCTGCTTGGACGTCACGGGTGACTTCTTCATCTTCATGTAATACAACGTTGACTTTGTTGTAGTAGCGCCTCGTCGTATGAATGATAAGTGCTTGAATTCAGGGTAATCCCCTGGCTTCTCTATGTGGTAATAATCAGGTGATGTTCTTGCTGTAGGCATAGGTATCACCCTATAGCCGTAAAACAATAATCACAACTGGTGTAGAATGTCAATATGTCAGACATATTCCGCTCAAGTGATTACATATATGGCGACATCCCTTTCTCCAGGGCAGACAGGGAACCTTGCATAATCTGTGGACATCCCACGGGTGACTGTAAGGATAAGGATAATAAGGATATTCCGGTCATTCTGTTTGGGAAAACAGTAATTGAAACCATGAAGGACAGCCAACTTGTGCTTGTTGAAGAAACCGTGTATGGTGAGCGACAAATAACACCGTTCACAAAATCAAAAGTACTACTTGCCAAGAAGGGAACATACATAACTGTTGAGAGAGCAATCGAGCTCGGCATCAACTAGACACACCGATTTTTTAGCCACGCTAATATAGACACCTACACATTCCTACCAAAAGAAAGAATAATCATGTCATTGCTGTCCCCTGAATTCATTGAAAGCTACAACGGCAAAGTATCCCCCTGGGGTTTTGGCGGTCTAGGAGAGGTTGTTTATCTCCGCACCTACAGTCGTTCTATTGCAGAACTAGGTCGCAACGAGACCTGGCCTGAAACTATCGTACGGGCGATTGATGGAGCAGTGGCAATCGGCGTCCCCTATACGCAACAGGATGCAGAAGAACTCTTTGACCACCTGTTTAATCTGCGTTGCTCTTTCTCTGGTCGTGCACTATGGCAGTTAGGTACTCCACTCGTAAAAAATTTCAGCGGCTCATCTTTGAACAATTGTTACTTTACGAACATCGAAAAGATTGATGACTTTGAGTTGCTCTTTGAATACCTAATGCTCGGTGGTGGCGTTGGTTTCTCTGTGGAGCGCTCAAAGATTCACGACTTACCAAAAGTAAAAATAGGTGTAACGATTACACACGAACGCAGCAATGACGCAGACATCATTGTCCCTGACTCACGTCAAGGTTGGAAGCGTCTTCTTCATGCAGTGTTGAAATCATATTTCGACACGGGTAAGTCCTTCTCGTATTCCACGATTCTGATTCGTGAATATGGTGCACCACTCAAGACATTCGGTGGCACAGCATCCGGTCCTGGCGCACTCATCGATGGAATTGCAGACATCTCAAAGGTGATGCAGAATCGTGAAGGCAAGAAGCTCCGTTCGATTGACGTACTTGATATTTGCAACATCATCGGTCGCATTGTCGTTTCAGGTTCTTCGCGTCGTTCGGCACAGATTGCTATTGGTGACCCAGATGATGTTCTTTTTCTTCGTGCGAAGAATTGGGCCACGGGTGCTATCCCTGCATGGCGTGCCAACTCCAACAACTCAATCTATGCAGATGCGTATGATGAAATCATGCCAGAACTGTGGCGCGGTTATGACGGCACAGGAGAACCATATGGTCTTGTTAACCGCAAGCTCTCTCGTGCCTATGGTCGACTAGGCGACAAGCGTCCTGACAACACAATCGAAGGCTTCAATCCATGTGCAGAGATTGCTCTAGCCGATGGAGAGTCATGCAACCTTGCAACAATCTTCTTGCCGAATGTTGACTCACTCAAAGATATGATGTCAATCTCGCGCCTCCTCTATATGACGCAGAAGCACATCACGCGAATGAACTACTCCTATGAAAAGACCACAGAAATCGTGAAGAAGAACGCACGACTCGGTCAAAGTATCACGGGTGTTCTCCAATGCACAGAAGAACAACTTAAGTGGTTGCCTATTACTTATGACTACTTGCGAGGATTCGACAAGGAATACTCCAAAGAGCACGGTTTCCCTGAGTCTGTGCGTTTAACAACCGTTCAGCCATCAGGAACTCTTTCGCTGCTTCCGGGTGTGACTCCAGGTATCCATCCAGCATTTGCTCAGCACTACATTCGCCGTGTCCGCTTCGGTTCATCTGACCCGCTAGTCGAGGCATGCCGAAAGCGTGGCTACAAGGTTGTTTGGGACATCGGCATCGACGGTCGCGAGGACCATAATCGTTATGTAGTTGAGTTCCCTTGCCAATCGCCTACGGGTGCAATTCTTGCTGCCAGCATGACTGCAGTGGAGCAGCTTGAGTGGGTTAAGAAGATGCAAACAGAGTGGGCCGACAACGCTGTCTCTGTGACCGTCTACTACCGCAAAGAAGAGCTTGAACTAATCAAGGAATGGCTGTCCAAGAACTATGACAAGAGCGTTAAATCCGTGTCCTTCCTTCTCCATGCAGACCACAACTTCCCCTTGCCTCCATATGAGGAAATCACCGAGGCAGAGTACAATCGTCTATACGGCAAAATAGACTTCAGCACTCCAATGCAGACCATTGCAGGTGGAATGCTCGACCTCGATGATTGCTCTACGGGTGCTTGCCCAGTTCGATAGGAGCAAAGATGATTCAAGAACTAACAGATACGACATTCGAGACGTTCGTTACATCAGGGAGCAAACCGGTCATCGTTGACTTTTGGGCTCCTTGGTGTGGACCATGCAAATCGATGGCTCCAGAGCTTGAGGCATTCAGCCAAGAGCATGAAGAGAAGGTGACTGTAGCAAAACTTAACATAGATGAATATCCAAGCATTGCTCAGGAGTTGAACATATTCAGCATCCCAACAATGATTGCATTTAATAACGGTTCACCAGAGGTTCTTGTTGTTGGAGCGCAGAGCAGAAATTCCCTGTCTACCAAGTTTGCACAATATCTCTAATCCCGCTATCGTCTAGAATGTGATTATGAACTACACCCTAGGATTTGTTCTCGGATTCGGACACGGGCTATTCGTTGCGTACGTTGTTGTGGTTCTGCGCAGGACACGCCACAACAATCCAGTAGAAATCAATCTTGACAGATTCGAAACAGATAGCAAGCGTCCTGTATTTCTAGAAGACCTACCAGACGACCTGTTCTAGTAGTCGGCGTGCGACTGCACGAAGTTCATCAAACGCTCAGATGTAGTGTCACCTTCATATACGGGTGAAGACTTCAAATAGCGGATGAACTGATACCAATCTTTTTGCTGATTCGCGTCATCAAATACAAGTGTGTATTGAACCACTGCAGAACCACCACCACCTGAACTTATTGCACCACTGCCACGGGCTACTGCATCTTGCGTATCCACCCCATCGCCAGCAGTTAAAACCGTTTCGCCATCTTCACCTTTAGTTGTTGTGACAACACTGCCATCGAGCTTTGGCTGCTCAGTCATCACGGGTGCAACATAGCCACGCTCTTCTTCATCGTCTGGGTCGTTCTTCTCTGACCACTCAGTGATTGCGGCTATCTCAAACTCATCCCATTGCAAGTCTGCAAGTAGTTGGCTGTACTCGCCGTACTCTCCAATCTCTGAAATCATGTCTAGAACCAAGGAGTTGTCAGTGAAGCCAAGCTCCGATGTTCTGTTGTCAGCAAGGGCAAAGGCAATTGCTTCTGTGTTCTCTACATCCAATTCGACTACTGCTATCTCAGTCCAACCAAGTTGCTTTGCGGCCTGTAGTTGGTGATTACCAGCTATGACTGTAGATGTTCCATCGCCATTGGTCTTAACGACTATGGGCTTAACCTGACCGAACTGTCTGTACGAAGCGATGATTGCACCAAGGTCACCCTTGCGTGGATTGTTCTCTAGTGGCACCAGTGTCTTGATTGATACTGCGAGGTTTTCAATCGACGGGTGAATCATTGGTCACCGACCTCACTAAGGAATATGTTTGCCTGAATGCTTCCATCTTCAGACTCACCAGTGATGTCGAGACCTAAAGCTATGAGGATGGTTTGAGCAATTTCGCGCATCTCAATAAGAATCGTTTGTTCTTCTGAATCCGAGAGATTGCCAGTGTTCACCAGATTGAATAGCTCCTTTTGTAGGTGCTTCAAAATAGTCATTCTTTGCTCTGGAAATTTTTCTGTCTGAGGCATTGCATTATCCTAACACGGGCGCTATGCTTTTATCCATCAAGGCCACGGCCACCAAATAGCGAATAGGAGAGTACATGTCCAATACGGTAACGGTTACAGGGAATCTGACATCAGACCCAGAAATTACGTTCTTTGACAGCGGAACTGCGAAGGCTTCATTTAGCATCGCAGACAATCGCACATGGACGGACAACGGAGAAAAGAAAGAACAAGTTTCGTTCTACGACGTAAACGCATGGCGCTTCCTCGCTGAGGATGTTGCTCGTGTTTTGACCAAGGGTGTTCGTGTAACCATCACGGGTCGTTTGGAACAGCAGACATGGAACGACAAGACCACGGGTGACAAGCGAGCCAAGATTGTAATCATTGCTGACAGCATTGGTCTCGGTCTCATGTCAATCGAATCATTCGAGCGTCGTCAAGGCAAGGGTGCGGGTGAAGGTGAACTCGTTGGTGCTTCGGCAGCAAAACCAGCACCTCGCAAAGCTGTAGCTCTAGAAGAAGAGCCGTTCTAGTTCTCTAAACAGAGATACCAAATCCCCTCCGAGTGTTCCCCCAGAACGTCTCTCGGAGGGGATTTTTGGCGTTTATGGGCAAGAAATATTAAGTTTTTTTAAAACCCTTGTACGCAAAGGCCCATATCCGCCTGTTTTATACAATCATTTGACGGAATATTGCAATCTGATGTCCACTGGGGGTATAATTTATGTATGAGGTTATTGACTAAGTAACCCGGGCGCTTCTCGAATTCAGCCCAGTCCTATTCATCTAGCAAAGGAACATGAATTGAACACACTTTACGGATATGGAATTTCTATACTCTTATTCATAGCGGGAGCAACACTCCCATCTGGAGGTACAGACCAGTCTGTAATCGCCCTCCAGAGTGCTCCTACAGCCTCCATACGGGCCGCGGAAGGAGCGGATGAGCAAGCCACTCTCGTTAAGAGATTCGGGCTTACGGAGCTTCCTAGTCTTCCACCAGTAAAGAATGACCATGCTGGCCGCAGGGCAAAAGTCCCAGCAGACCCATCTATGCGTTGCCCAAAGCTCGAACCAGTACTTGAGGCTTACGGGCTATACCCTGTCGAAACCTGGTCGTACATTGCCTGGCGTGAATCAAGCTGTCGTCGTGTGGCCCAAAACGCCGCCTGGGATGCCAACGGGAACATCACCTACTCCTTGAACAAGAACGGTACATACGATACCGGCATCCTCCAAATTAACTCCTCCTGGAAGACAGTCACAGCCAAGGTGTGCGGAGATGACGCAGTACTAAACCACATGCAAGGTCTCAAGACAGTTGACTGCAACCTACGGGTGGCTCGCTACATTATGGAGAACAGTGAGAGCGGGCTAGGCAACTGGAATATGTAACTACCTTGGAAACTTGGTAGTAATAACACCGTCTTTGTACTCATCTTCGGGTGGCAAGTTCTTTACAATAAGGGCCCTTTTGAGCCATCTGTCCCTACCGTCATACTTTGGTTGGAATGGACGCCTTCCGTGAACGGTTGTCCTGTTATCTATGACCAGTAGTTGCGAAGTCCTGAGGGCTATGGCCTGAACCGATGAGTTGATAGCGGCCTCTAGGTCTACAAGTGCATTCCTGGCTGCATGATTGATACCGGACATAACAGTCGCGTCGTACGTCATCTCCAACTTGTTATCAGATTCCCTAATTATGGACAAAGGGATATCCATGTCTGGCTCCCCTTTTGTTCTGAAGCTCTCGTCAATCCTTGTTAGGAACCACGGGTTCATTAGCGTACGGATTGTGTCCTTGTCTAGCTTCGGCAAGATATCGTCAAGGTTAGCGTAGGTAGTTTCTGCGCTCGGGTCTGAGCGAACACAAAGTAAGAGCACGTAGTCTGGCTTGTACGGGTGAAATGCTGTCTCAGTGTGGAGGGCTAGCTCAGCCTTTGAAGATGTAGAAATTTGTCCATGCTCAGTCTTGTGCACTGGAACTATGTTCTGGACTATTCTTCCCTCTTGTTCTTGTGCGTATCCGACTGGATACCCAAGAGTCATAGCAAACTCTATTAGTGAGTCATCAGCTGACGTTGTAGGGCTTTCTTCAGTATACGGAGTAGCAGGCGTTGAAGGGATAAAACCAATAACAACATCATCGTAAACTGAAACGCCCATATCACCACTTGCTTTCGACAACCTTATGTGTTTCGTTCTTCACTTCGTCTTTATAGAATGGGTCGAGCATTGTTCCACGAATTGTCTCTGCTATGTCGGGTCGTGACGCAGACAACAAGTTGAAGTAGACCTGTCCGTACCTCATTGACGGGTCCTGCTTAACCCACTTCTCGTACTTAATGCTTACGTCTGCCAAGAAATCATTGAACGACAAGTAGCTTAATTTCATGAATTAAACCTATTCACTGCCAGCCACGAAGTCTGGTGTTGCACTTGAGGCATGTATCCGACCATTTGTAGGTTTTGCGAAACTCTGCTGGGTGTTGACAGTCGAGCGTTTCTGCTGCAGCAATATTGCATAGCTCCCTTATCAGTTCGGATAAAGCCATCCCTTTTGACTCAGCTGTTTTTTTCCATCTCTCATGGTCTTCTGCTGAGGCGCGCAGCAAGACTTGACGTTGTGCTGGCTCTCCAGTCTTTGAACCTGTGTTCGTTTTTCTAGTCATGTTGAGGGTTTCAGCGACCTTGTTCATTGCTGCCGCCATGTTGCCGGGTTCTTCTTGACCTTCTTCAGTATCAAATCCCGTAGGCTCTTCGACAATCACTTCTTTGATATCTACTGCGGGTGCATCCAAAAGGTTAATGAACTCTGGTTGACTTTTATCTGGTTTACTCATCAATATCAGTCTCTTCCATCTCATCGGCTTCACTCACACTATCATCGTTTTCTTCATCAATGATTTCTGCATCATGTATAAATCCATCAGGGTTAACTGCTTCCAATGCTTTTGAGGAGCCAAGAATCTTTTCAATCTCATTTAGTGGCATGACTCCAGAGTTTCCCATAATTTCAAGAAGCTTACGCACTTCTGCTTCAGGGCTGAACTGGTCATGTGCGCTTTTGGGGGCGGCTCCGGCAAGGGTTGCCCTTATTGGAGTCTGCATGCCGACATCCATCTGGATATTGACATTGTTCTGCTCCATCCCTAGAAGCTTTGAGCGCCTATCGATGATTGCTAGCACTTGCTGAATTGCTTTGAGGTCCGGTTCTTGGATAACTTCAGTCCCATCATCCATTCGCTGTTTCCTTGGTTGTGTCATGGGCCAGATGGCTTGCTGTAATGCGTCGAGTCTCTCTAATTCCATACGCAGAACTTCTGGGTAGGCCATCAGTGCTTCGCGATTCAATCTCTCAAGCTGGCGTCCAACTGCCTTGCCAACGACTTGTGTGCTAACACCAAATCGTCTACCAATCTCCTGATTGGAGTGACCAGCCTGCTTCATCTTGAATATTCTGGTATCGCGTTCGGCCAGAAATTCCTTAGTCAAAGACTTCCCGTTATCTGCCATGTAAATAGTCTAATCCATTTTCATGAATTCTATGACCTCGAATGGAAGGGTGAGACTGCGTTTCATTTTGACAGGCCAGGCTCGTTTATCGCGGGCACCGCGGAAGTGTCGCACGTCGTACACGTAGCCCTCAAGCGCTGTCGGGTCTGGTGTGATGGAGATACCAAACTCAGGCCAACGTGACCATACGGAAGAGCCAAATGGACGAAGGTCACGGGTGGACATAGTAGAACCAAGTGGGGCGTGGTGTTCAAGCCACAGAGCGCATCCATACACATCTCGTATCCGGTCTAGAAAACGTGCAACCTCAATCGCTAGTGCTTCCGAGCTCTTTGTTCCGTTGTCTAGATAAGACTTGTAAAGCGGCCCCATGCAAATGAGTTGAGGTTTGACGCTCTCTATTAGTTGCTCAATAACCATGCGGTCTTTGTCATTGCAAATATCAATTCCCTGCGGACGTATGTACAAGCGTGCATCTACTTCTTTTGCTCCCGACTTACGTACTGCGCTTTCCATGATGCTTCGTGATGCACGACGAATAATTCGCTCAGGGTTCTCAAGGTCAATCGTTAATGTTCGCACGGGTGGCATTGGCTGGTATGTAAATGGGTGAATCCCAGCAGCAGCACAGATAGCAACTTGACGCGCAAGCATGGTCTTGCCAACACCTTCGGCGGCAACAACGATTACGCGCTCGCTCTTCTCAAGTAGGCCAGGGATAACCCATTCGTAGGTATCATTGTCGGCTTCACGCAAGAACTCTTGCCAGTTAACAAGCCGACCTGCGTCTTCTGTATCTTGCAAATCAAAGGTGTTGATAACCATCGATAGACGGTTCAACTTTTGGGAAATAGTAAGACCGTCTCGGCCTAGCACTTCTTTGATTGACTCTAGAAGCTCTCCCTCTACTTCGTTTTCATCTACGGCTTCAAGTATCTCTGATGCTTGCCCATCTGGGAGTTCATAATCAATCTCTATCAACTCGCTGGCTTTATGACCAGAAGAAATATGGTCGGTAATGTCCTTGCCGTATGGAGAAACTCGTACACGGCAGTTTCCACCTGCGGCTAATAAAAGCTCACGGACACTCAATGCATGCTTCTTGCCCGGCTCGTCATTGTCAGCGATAATCTCCACGAATTCTGCACCAGCAAGAATGTCTGTGAACTCTTGCTCCCAGTGTCCTGCTCCGCTTGACATGGTTGTTGCACAAAGACCTTTAGCTACGAGCGTGTCTACATCTTTCTCGCCCTCGACGAGCCAGACTGTTTGGCTACTTACTATTGCCTCAATCACTTGTGGCAATCGATAAAGAACTTTGCGCACTCCTGACGCACTCCAAATGTATTCAGTCGGATTTTCTGGGTCGATACGGCGATGGCTAAAAGACTTAGCACCATCGTCTGTCGTGTACCGAAGTTTCTCGTAGAGAAGATTGCCTTTCTCGTCTTCGTACGGATAAACCTTTGTAAGCTTGCGCTTCTTTTTTGGGGATTTGCTCGCGTTGAGTTCTTTCTTGCGAACAGATACCTGGGACCCTTCGAGCCCTAGCGCATTGCATATCTCGGTGAAGTCACACGGGTCTCCGTAATGGCAAGTCATAAGTAACTCGCCACCGTCTCCCTCCCCAATGCTTAATGACGGGTTTTCATCATCGCTACGGCACGGACAACGAGCACCCCATTGCGTTGGAGTGTTCTGATGCACGCCGTCCAAACGGTCGAGCACTCGTTGTACTTGTTCTGAGGCCATTTGCTACTTTGCTTTAGGTTTCAATGATGCACGATATCGTCGCCGACGCTCAGCCTGACGTTGCTTTGGAGTTAATCCAGCCCACATGCCGTGAAGATTGGGTGAGCGCAAAGAAAACTCTAAGCACTCCTCGTTTGCCGAACAGTTCTTGCAAATCTCACGCGCGCGAGAAAATGTATCGTTGCCGCGGTCACCATGCTCAGGAAACCACCAATCGGTTGGGAGGCCTTTGCAGTCACCGACAAATTTGGGCAACGGTTCTTTCGGGAAGAATAAATCCAGTTCAGAAACTGCATCAAGTTTCCCAATGCTTACATGGTTACTATTCTTTTGAGGTTCCTGCATGCGCTCAACGATACAAGGGTGTCAAAGCAATTGCAAGTTTCTAGTCGAAATATCTCACTAATTTGTAAAGTGAGTTTCTGGCCAGTGTTTTGAACTTGTCTTTAGCGGTCAACTTCCCACATTCCCTTTTTGCAAATAAACGCATAGCTGCTTCAGATTGATAGGCAACTTCGTACACAAGGTCTTGATATTCATCTGAGTTTGTATAAGAATCCCAGATGTCTCGGTCAAAAATGTCGTTATCAAAAAACATATAATCATCTAGTGCAGACTTGTCTGCGATTATCTCTGTTCTCCAACCTATTTTGCGTTCAATATGGTTAATAACATCGGAAATAGTGGCAATACCACCAAAATCCCACGCTTCATTAACAAATTCACTTATGATTCTATCTTGAATCATAAGTCTTCTAAAATCTTCTAGAGGTGTAGTTTCTTCTCCGCTGTAATCATCATCGCTGATAAACACTGGGTCATTTTCATCTTCCCAATCGAAAGGACCTTCGCTATTTGACATGTATTCATGATACCACCGCGCGGTGAGCAAGTATCTTTTTTTGTGTGCTTGATGAATTTTCATCCATCGCTGCGATTGCTCCGGCTATCGGGTCCGATAAACGGTAGAAGTCAATGTATTCGACTATTGCGTTGTATAAAGACCAACCATTAAAGCCGAATTTGCCCGCATTTCTGTCGTTCAAGTAAATATTGCGAATAAGTTCGTATATCTCTTCACGGTTATTCTTTTGACGCTCTGTTTCGTCCTTGCCCTTAGGGAAAACAGTTCCAATAACTGAATCAATCTTCTTTCCACCAAGTGGTGCTTGGATTAAAAGCATTCTTTCTGCTTCCTGTCCAAACGATTCAGCCCACTTGACGGAAATGTTCAGCACTTTGCGCGCTTCTTCGAGCGTTCCATCAACATTTCTTGTATGTCTTGCCGTGAATACACGCTGTGCGCTCTTCAGACCAAGAACAACTGTGTTGCTGCAGACTGCACGGATGTCAGTATTCGCATAACGGATAGGCCAGATACCGTCATGCCCTGCGGATACAACCAAGTAGCGAGCTATCTTGTCATTGACGCCGGCAGGGTCTATAACTAAACCTCCAAGCTCTATGGTTGCAAAGAAACGTGAGCCATTTCGTAGTACTCCGAGGGTATCCATTACGGCATCCCCTTCTGAGGCGCCGACGACAGCAAGCGCTCTTTCTAATACTTCTCTGTTCTGACGTACTTCGTATCGAGTGCCTACGGTTGCAAGCGCATTAAAGGAGCCATCAAGGTTCTGGCGGACAGTTGCCCGACTATCTTCCACCAAGACAACAGAACCGTCCGAGTTTCGTATCAGGTCGCCTTTGTCATCTACCGCAGCAACGCGGGTAAGAATCACATCGTAGTCAGCTTGTGCCGCTTCAAGCATTTGCTCCAATGTCTGGAGGCCCTCCATGGGAACGCCAAGTCGATGCCATGGAGTCATCCGTCCGCCGCCCGTTGCATAAGCCATCTTCGCCTTTTGCCCTGTAATTTCAAGTTCGTGTGCCATGGAATCTCCTTGTACTTACTCTATCACTACGGCAAGTATGTATAGAATGTGGTCAAGTTGTGCAAGAGCGTTTTCACTCCGACCGGACCTGGAAACGCCTCCGCAATTAGGAGTGGCCTGGGAACTTTTCCTTTCTACCCAGGTCACTCCGATTTTACTTGTTCTTCTTTTCGAAGCTAATCGTTTCCGCAATAAACTCATCAACCAGTTGTAGAAACTCGTTTACCGTGAACCGTTTCTTCCCTCTCGAGACGCTTATGGTCTGCATTCTTGTAACACAAGTCTGGTCGTTTGATTTCGTGCCCCTATATATGGTGATTGTTTCTTTTTTATCCCATGTGGCCTGCCATACATCGAGCCCATCGTCTTTTAAGTCCAATTCATAGACTTCGTAATGCGTTTTTGTCATGTGCGTATCCTATACATCCCAGGTAGGATAGTCAAATGACACGGCAGCGTTTATTTCTTGATATAAATTGCGTCGATGCAGCCCGTGAACGCATGCGTCACGTCTATGACACATTTGACACCGTGTGTGTTCAGTTCTCTGGGGGAAAAGATTCGACTGCAGTTCTATACCTAGCAAAAGAGATACACGAAGAGCGTGGTCTCGGTCCTGTGAAAGTAATCTTCCGCGACGAAGAAATGGTGAGTCCTTCCGTGGTTGAGTTTGTAGAGAAAGTACGCAACTACGACTGGGTTGACATGGAATGGTACTGCCTTCCGTATGGAGCAGAAGTATGGGTACTTGGTCGTCGTGAATACTGTTTACTCTGGTCTAAATATCGAGAAGAACAAGGTCGTCTTGTTCGTCCGATGCCCCCATGGGCAATTCGTGCTGAACACTTCGGTCTCGACCCATCTAAATCAATACCTGAATCAGTCGATTACTACACAATGCAGGGCAAAAAGGGAAAAGTTGCATTCATCACGGGTGTACGAGCCAATGAATCAATGATTCGCTACCGCTCTTGCGTGCAGAAACTTCATGAGAACTACATCGTTATTCCATTCCGCATGAAAAAGAACATTCCGTTGCGTTTTGCTAAAGTGATTTATGACTGGGAAACTGACGATGTTCTTAAGTTCATTTCTGAAGAGCACGGAGCCGAATATTGTGAGTATTACGACCTAGCCGCCCTTACGGGTAGCAATACACGCGTCGGCATACCGTTGCATGCTGTGGCAATCCGTCGTCTCGGTGATGTTGTAGCTACGGAGCCAGAGTTCTATGACCGTTTGTACGAGTGCTTCCCCCATATCGATGCGCAACGACGCTTGTGGACAGACTTCGACCTAGAAAAGTGCATTATGCAATATGCCGTAGATGGTTGGAGCGGTGTTAAACGCTGTGTTGACCAGAATATGGCTACCCCAGGCTTGCAGACCCGCGCGCGTGCGTATTGTGCTGAGTTCCGCAAGAAACACAACAAAGACCCACGGTCCTACCCATTACATTGGTTGATACGTAATCTTCTTATCCATGAAATCAATATCACTTCGGTTAATCCGATTGGCCCTGGAACGCGCGCATATACTATTCAACAAGAACAAGACGCTCTAGATATCGACAACCTCGGCCTTTGAGCGGCCGGCAATACGTATCGCCTGTTCGGCATCCATAAACACAACAACGTAGGATATTTGTAAGCCGTCTTCGCTGTACTCCGAAACTATATCGATGGCTTCGGCGCTAAGACCGAGAACCGAAGCAAGGGATGCTCTTAGTTTTCCAATGTCGGTCTCTGCGGTTGCTATGTCGGAAGCAATCTCATCCACCCATACAGGTTCTGCGTATTCGATTGTTGTTGCTCTTGCTATCTCGGTGAGAGTGTCACGAGCCTGCTGTGCCTTTACGCAAAGAGTGCATGCAATCCTCTCCGTCGTCAGCGCACGTTTACGGTATTCGCTATGACCGCACTCAAGCCGATGGGCATATTGAACTTTCCCCCACGAACCGGAACGGGAAATCTCTAATACTAAGCGTTGCGGTGCGGCTTTCTTGTTTATATCAGTCATCAATGGCCCTGAGCGTATTGATGTAGGCCGCACCTTTCTCCGTTATGCGGATTAATGGTTCACCGTTCTCGTTTTCTCCGCATGTTTCAATCATGCCGTCGTCGAAAAGTAATAGCAATTCCCCTTCAAGTTCCCAAGCGTCTTCATTTGCTGGGAATTCAAACTCTATTTTGTCCATGGGTAAATAGTACCGCTTCTATTTATTAAAGTCAAGACCTTTTTGCAAGAAGTTCATAACAATATCTTCCGCGCCGGCAATACTTTCGATGTCAGTTCCTTCGGTTGCGGCATTAACAACGCCACGCTTCGCCTGAATCAAAGAAAATATCTCTTCATCAATCGTGCCTGCGGTCAACAAATACGTTGCCATCACTGAACCCTTCTGTCCAATTCTGTGGCAGCGACTGTAAGTCTGGTCAACATCTGCGGGTGTCCATGGAAGCTCAATAAACAACACTTCCTGTGCCGATGTAAGCGTGTGGCCCGTCTTTGCGGCTTGGATAGAAAGAACAATGACTGGGGCTTCATCGATGCTGCCTGCCTGGAATTCAAACTTAGCTTTCTGTACATCCTCCACAGACATTCCACCCTGAATCTTCAAGCCACAGTAATGATTGGAAATTGCATCAACTATGTCTCGATGGTGTGCTGCTACAACGACCTTTTCTCCTGCGGCTATCTTTTCGTCAATCCATTCGTATGCTGCGTCCATCTTTGCTTTGGCTGCAAGCCGGCGAAGCACGGACATTCGCATCAAGTGTTCGTGAGACTCCGCGCGTATGCGCGTGCGTACGGCTGCTGAATACGGTGATGCACCTATCTCTAATGCAATTGCGCGCGCACGGTCTACGAGATACTGAACAATATCATCACGGGCTTCCGTGTATTCTTTCATCGCTGCTTGTGAGCCGGTAACGATTACGCGGGAATGGCGTACCGGTGGAAGCTCTGACAGAACCTGCTCTTTCGTGCGGCGGATATAGCAAGTTGCGCGCAAAGTATTATTCAGTTCTTCTAAGTTTGTCGCGCCGTCAACGTGCCATTGCCCAAAACGGTCACGAAATGCTCCGCAGTACCTGCGATAGAAGCCCCATAGTCCACCGAACTTGTTTAGCTGTCCAAGTATGTCCAATTGTGCTGCATACTCTGCTGGTCTGTTGGTTATAGGTGTTCCGGTCAGACAAAGTACAAGCCCATCAGCCGGCGCCGACCTAGCCATCTTGATTGCCGACTTGGTTCGCTTTGCGGTTGGAGTTTTTGCGTAATGGCTTTCGTCATACACGTATGCGTTGTGTTTTAGTAGAAGGTTGCACCAATGGTCAATGTTGGAGTACCCAATAATGAGTACGTCATAACTAAGCGGTTCGGGAAACTCTGAGCGATTGGTTACATAAACGACGTTTCGGTGAGGAAGCCACTTGTTAAACTCATCACGCCAGTTCAATACCAGTCCTGGAGGGCAAACAATCACGGCGGGATAGCTATTCGTGTTCTCTAGCGTGCCGATGGCTTGCATCGTCTTGCCAAGTCCCATGTCGTCTGCGATAAAACACCGTCGCGCCTTTGACGCGTAGACAATTCCAGCTTTTTGGTACGATAACAGCTCTCCATGTAGTGTCGGTATCTCTAACTCCGCATCTTTTGCCTTGGATGATGCAATTGCTTCAGTTCTTGCCACATCTAGTTCTTCTGCTTGTGCGATTAAGTCACCGTGGATTGGTTCTCCAAATGTTTCAGCCCATTTAACAACTTCGCGTATTGCTGTTACCGGAGCACGCCATGCCTTTGACTCTGCGTGCCATGTGATTCCAGGAAGAAGCTTCACGGCACGAACCTTCACGGGGTCATACTGAAAACTCATATACAACCAATCGCCATCCATGTAACAGCCCCGGACTACATTGACAGAAACAGGAAGGTCAAAGCGCAGCACCTCGGAATCAATAGTAAAGTCGTGCTTATACCCAAACTCACGGGCAAAGTTCAGACTAGACATCGGAACTCTCCAAACTTTTGCTACCTTGTCCCACTTTGCGCCTGGTATCAGCTTTACATTCTCTACTTCTTTGGGGTCATACGGGAACGTCAGCACAAGATGGTCGTCAGATAGAACCATCGTCTTCTGAGTTATGGGTAGATACATTCGGTCCTGAGCCATACAGGTATCTTACCAACCAATAAAGAACTATACGGGGCTTCGGAGCGAAGGTAATCTTTCCGCATTATGCGGGAAGTTACCGAGCGACGGGTTTAGCGAGCGAGCCGAAGGTGAGCGAGTAGATAGCAAGTAGATGGTCAGGTATTTGAGTTTGGGTATAAAAAAAGAACCCCAACTGTGAGGCTGGGGTTCTTTCGGGGGGACTTTATTAGATTACGGTTACTGCGATTGCCAAGATTACTGCTACAAAGTAAATCATTTTGACCACACTTTACGGCAATACTCTTTCCAATCATTGTATTTCTGTAGTGTTCGTTCTACTGGTTTTGTTACCACGAAGGCGAACAATACTGCTGTTGCGTACATCAGTAGGTTTGTCATACCAATATATTAGATGAACCATATCGGGTATGTCAAGCATTGTCACTGTGTCTTTCGTCTCGTTTCATATATTTTTTGAGACTGTCCCAAGTCACCTGCGACATCAACTAATTTTAGTGTGCTAGTCCTAGATGATGGCTCTATTAGTCGTGAGCCATCTTCTGACATAACAACAACTCCATAGCCCCGCTCCCTCGCAAACCTTCCAAATGCTTTGGAAAGTTTGCTTCGGTCGCCTAACCTGACCAAAAGTTCCGGATGCCGGCGAACGAGCGCGGATGAACCCGGGTGCAGGTGAGGTGCAGGTATGACATCAACCTTGATAGCCCCGCTCACTCCCGAATTGCCGATGGCAATTCAGTCGTTTGAGCGTAAACACCAAACCTTTAGCAAGCGCAAACCCAGGAAGAAAACCGAAAAGTTCGTCGCAGTTCACTCAAGTCCGTCGCAGTTCGCACGAGTTCACCTGAAGACGAGGGACATCAACCCCTGAATAGGCGGGGCTTCAGGGGTTGATGTAAGCACTATTTGCTGACGGTGGCGGATGACAGGGGACCAACAATGATGGGAGCAAAAAAGCCCGCCCCCAAGGAGGGGACGGGCTCTTTAATCGCCAGCATCAACTCATAGTTAATGCCCAGCAATGACCTACTAGTCACTTGCAAACATAGTGACTGTTTTGAAGAATTCCAAGTTGCGAGTGTGTGTCTTTGTTCACCCTGCAGACATAAAAACGAATAACACTAATGATATAACTACAACTGTAATCATAAAACTCAGTTCTTAAAGGCTGGGTGGTGTTGTTTTGAGGAGTTTAGTTTGTTTAAGCATTCTTTGTCAAGGTGCGCAACACCAAAAGAAATCAACTCAACACGCTCCCCAACATCTGTTGTCGTCTTGCACCGAACACATGTTCGTTCGTATTTGCTAGTAATTACTTTCATACCGTCACTTTAAATCAGTTGTACAGAAAAGTCAAGGACCCTCGTGATGCTTGCTCGACCAGCCGCTGCGGCCGGCGCCAGCTCGAGCTGATGTCGAAGCTATACGGGGCTGCGGAGCGAAGGCGCTCTTCACACGTAGTGTGATGAAGCCGAGCGACGCAGACGAAGTGATTTCTTCTGGGTGAAGGGTTTTATTTTTCTTTCTTTGTTAGTTATTACTTTTAGGAAGCAAGAAACTCAGATGGCACGAGTCCCTGATGGGGTTTTGTTTATATATCGGGGCTACTGGGCGAGAGGCAAGCACTACTTTGTTGACGGTGGTGTATGACTGGTCTGTGTGGATGTGACGCCCGACCCGACACAATGAGTTGCTATTTATCCTTGCGATGTGTACGCTACAAGGTATGAAATTCCTCAAAGATAATGTCATTACTTTGTTTATGGCTTCCGTGCTTGCTGTGTTCTGCTTTTTCACTTACACAACTCAGACTAAGTATCTGACTAGTTACACCTGCGACAGCAAGCCGATTATCGTTCAGGCTCAGACTGACGGCTCACACCAAACTCTCTACGCACTCGCTAACGCTCATTGTATTGGTAACATCTCTGAGGCTGTGAACGATTTGGTTGACACCTATGGAGTTGACATACAAGTGGGTCAACGGATACTCTTACCTACCAACAATGACTGCAACCTTCGTATGACCGATGGTGGCGATGTATTTGAGGAGTGCTGATGAAACACAAACTTACGATTTTATTCTTGTGTTCACTTATTGCTGTAGCACCGTTGACACTTATTGAGTGTACTTTTTTCTACGCACCAACTGATGTGCCTGCTTGGGAAGGCTATTTTGGTTTTGCTTTGTGGACTACTTTGCTTCTTGTTGCTAAGTCTTTTTATGTAAAACAATTACCACACGAGGAATAATGACTACTACCGCAATAACCGACAACGACATTTATGAGATTTTGCGTGAGAACTACTACACGCTAGGCACTACGGGCGCTCAGGCGATTGAGGCTATTTGGGGCGATATCGCTGGTGGCTACTTTGCTGATGACTTGGCTGAGTGGGGTATTTCGCTGAAACGCTTCATTGACTTGGTTGGGTACTTGGCACACTCTCTCATTGACGATGGTTGCTGGCATATCTCTGCTGGCTCACGGGATGACCGTTGAGTGCTTCCGTTGTCATAGAAGGTAAGACGGTTGTCTTTTGCCACGGGTGTGAGAAACCGTCTGTGTGTTCGCAACAAGATGTGCTTCCCGATAACGGATGGGTATTGCCACACGGGATTTTTGGCTACTACGGTGGGTTCACCGACAACATTGACGCCTTGCTTGGTCTTGGTGACGCTGAGAGCGAGCATTGGATTCTTTGCCACGATTGCATTGTGAAGATTCTCACTGTTCTTCCCTTGCTTGGTGAGTCACTTCCTAAAGGGCAACACCCTTGCGAAACTGCTAAACCTTGCTGTAAGTGGGCTTGGAAACGCCTAGCCGATAAGACAGTTGTGCCTGACGAACTTGGCAACTGGGTAGAGATGACTTCCGATGACGCTCTATCCTGAAACGCAGAAGGCTGAGAATATCAGTCGTGGCAACAAGAGTCTTAGTGGACTAAAGACCTTTACGAACGATTGCGTTTGCAAGCGTTGTGGTGAGACGATTCTTGCTGGGACACCGTTGATTTGGATTCGTGGTCAAGGTACTTGGCATAAAGACAACCCGTGTGGGGTCTCTGAGTGATTACCGTAACCACTATGAGTATTGTTCTCTTTGTATTTCTTGCTTGTTCTTAGAACAGCGTCTCTACCTGCTCTTTGACGGGCTTTATCTCTACGCATATCTTGTGTGCGTACTTCCAATTCTTTTCTACGACTTTCAGACCACTATTTGCGCCGACCGTCACCCAACCTGTCACGAGGTGCATTGTTCCACCGTCGTTTGGGTCAATGGGGTGGTCGCAGAAGGTGCATCGGAACATCGCGTAGTTAGACATATAAATTATTATAACGGGGCTATCGGGCTGGCGCACACTAAGCACTATTTGTTTGACGGTGACGGAAGACGGACAATAAAAAAGGGGGCTGGTACACCGACAAGGCGCACCAACCCCCTTTGGGATTGAATTAGTTTGACTGCTTCGTTACATCACCACGATACGAGGCGAGATGAACTCGTTCACTTCGGCTACTAGATTCGTGACTTCTGTGATTTGGTCATCGGTTAGCGAGATTGTTTCGCCTTCTTCATCAACTCCGCCCGTAATGACGACATCGCCAACGATGTAATCTGTGTGACCGTAGGACTTCTCCCACAATGCTTGCCCAAACGGGTTATGTGGCAGGCTAATCATCTTGCCTTCTTCGTTGCACCACATTGACATCGTGTCGGATAGGTCAATTGCTTGCACCCAACCACCCACTGCGCTTTGCAGTTTCTCTAACGAGTCAAACTCTAGGTCAATGGCAACCATTGAGCCGAGTGTCGTTATTTGTAATGCTTTCTTCATCTTGCCCCCTTCAGGCTTGTTCGTTACTGGTAAATGTACCACTTCATAGACATCTTGTCAAGTCTTTCCGTAGGTTGCTCGTCACACCTGACGCCACCGCCGCCGCTGCGGCCGGCCCGGGGAAGATGCTGTTGTTAGCAGTAGCCCCGCGGGGGGGAAATCAAAAACGGGACTGGCGCGCAAGTCGCCATCTGAGTTCTTCTTTCCAGGCGTTTTGTTGCTTCTTCCTTCGTAAAACCCATTGTTTACGCCTTCCCTAATTCTTAAAAAAATAAACTAAGCGAATAAGTCCCTCAAAACACGAAAACTTCGTCTTCCTCGCCCTTCCCCAGAAGGATGGGATGATGGGTTGCAACGGGGCTCCCGACCAATCAAGCACTACTTATCCGACGGTGGCATATGAGCGAGATGGTACGACCTTCCGACAACCAAGCACTTCAGGTAGCAAGCCAGTTCGGCAATATACCGTATCGTAGATACGCAAAAGGCGTTGCGCCCCTCGCTAGAGAGACACAACGCCTTAGTTCGCGTGTGTGTGTTCAGTCAATTAGCGTCATCAGCAATAAGCCAATGACGACAAGCGCAATCACTCAGCAATAGTAACTGAATAGTGTGCGCCAGTTGGCTTGTCGTGGTGCGACAACCAGCAACGCAAGGTGAGTGCGATTACCTTCCAACGAAATGTGTAATCACCATTGACGGTAATTCCACGCAACAATTCTTCAGGTGTATCAGCCTCAAGCGTGCCATTGACATCACGATTCCACAATGGCAATCCGTCTACTTCCCATAATGACTTGTCATTGTTGTCAAAGAGTGAGCGTGTTGCTTCCTTGAACCATTCCAAGTTGTCTTGCCAGCAATCGCCGTAGCAATCTTGGCTTGGGGTAAACACAGTTTCATCGTCATTCCACTCGCCACACTCGCAAGTAGTCGTAATCTCCGACCAACCCTGCCACTCGCCTTGTTCATTCCATTGTGTAATGGTCATTATTTTCCCTTTCAGTAGGTATCTATAAATATAGGGCACTTGAGGTATAAAGTCAAGTCAAGTTTGTGTGACCCTTGGCGCAGTCAGCCAGCCAGCCAGCCAGCCAGCCGTCCAGCCAGCCGTCCAGCGCAGTCCCAGTATTCGGGAAGATATCGGGGCTGTTGAGGCTCAGGGGGTAATCACTACTATCTTGACGGTGGCGTATGAGCCCAACAAAAAAGGCGCACCTGCCCGAAAGCAAGTGCGCCCGTTAGGACTGCGAGTGTTAGAGAGTTACCAGTTACGCCAACTACGACCCCAGCGAGGTGAGGTACTGCGTAGATACAACGCCAGTCGTGGCGTGTATGGGCGTAAAGCCTTCGGGATAAAGATATGGACTACAAGGTCAAGGGTACGGATAAAGCGACAAGGCGAACCCAAGCGAAAGCGACTGACAGGGGGCTGTTCAGTCGCTCTCGCCGTAGCAAGGGTAAGAGACAGGCTCATTAGTTGCTATCTGCCTGCTTCTTTATCTCTTGGATATGACACCACTCTGTGAACGAGTGAAAGATGAACGGAATAACTCCACCGTTTTCTGAACCTTCGTCTTGGAACTGAACTTCGTCATAGACAGGCTTGCCCGTGTCGTCAAGCGTGAACACTTGATAAGCACCGAACTGCCGAAAGTCGTAAGTGTAGATATTTGCGACCATTGTTTCTTTGACTGTGGTGAAAGGGTTTTCCTTGTATTCCTTTTCAGCGTCACCACGCTCATAGTTTTCGTCAATTCCAATACGGTTGTCAATGTACGCTTCCACAATAAGGCACAACCACGACCACTTATCCAAGTGTCCGTCTTTGTTTAGGTCGCTAAGGACTTGTGGCAATACATCAGCAGGGTTGGTGTTTCCATCAACTTCCAACTCAACAATTCCACCACCGTCCTCAATTTTGTCACCAAATCCAATAAGCAGAATTGGTGGAATACCAGCAATAGGGTTTTCAGCGTGTTCCATTACTTGCTGTTTGATACCTTGCGCCATATCTAATGCGTGAGCGATTACCTCATTTGCTGTTTCTTTCGTAAGAGCCATTTATCTTTCCTTCTTTAGTAGGTACTACACATAGTAGGGGTCTGTACCACCTATGTCAAGTCTATTTATTGTGTTTCGGGTCACACCCAGCGAGGCTCAGACCAAACAACAGGGGGGTGGAGAGAACTGCGAACCAGCCGTCGGGGACTATAGTCCCGCGGCGCGTCTTCTCCGGACGGGACTGAAGCACTATTTGATGACGGCGGCGGATGAGAAGCGTTGGTGTGACCCTTCTCGTCTGATGGAGTTCATCTTTCCTGTTTGATGACTTGCTTTTTAGTCCGAGAGGTGGTACTGTCTCTTTACCTACTAACTAAGGAGTATTTATGGGAATGGATGTGGTTGGGGCTTCGCCTAGCAAGAAGTGTGGAGAGTATTTCCGAGCAAATGTGTGGTGGTGGTCTCCTCTATGGCAATACTGCGAGCAAGTAGCACCTGAAATCTGTAATCAGGTGGAGAACGCCTACTCAAATGATGGTGACGGGCTTGATGGAGATGACAGCAAGGCTCTTGCGACCATCTTGCTCGCCGAGTACAAGGCAGGCAATACCAAAAAGTACGAGGATGAGCGAAACGCTGAAATCAAGGCGTTGCCTGAATTGGAATGTGACTACTGTAATGGGACTGGTAAGCGCACTTGGCACTCCGACGAGACAGGCAAGAAAGAACACGACTTTGGAGACACGCCACTCACGGCAGATGAAATCAAAATCTTTACAAAGACTAAAGTTCTTGTGTGTAACGGCTGTCAAGGCAAAGGAACAAAACGCCCTTGGGTTGCTGAATATGACTTTGAGGCAGAGTTCCTAAAAGAGTTCGCTACTTTCCTGCGTTACTGTGGCGGGTTTCACATCTACTAAGTATTCCAATGAAGGTACTATCTCTATAAACCAAACTCCACGAAAGGAACAAACTGTGGAAACCAAAACAAAAAAAGTAGCCAAACGACTAAAGCAATATCGCTTAGACGCTGGAATGTCACAACAGGAAGTTGCCGACAATGCTGGTATTGACCGTAAGACGGTGAACCGTATTGAGAACTTTCACTTTATGCCGAACATTGACACGCTCTTGCGCCTGACCACAGCACTTGCTGTCAAACCTGCTGACATATTTGAGGGGTTGTAAAAATGACAAAGACAGCAACAAAAACTTTCTACGAGGTACGGATTGCGTTCGGGGTAAGCAAAGAACTCATCTCCGATGAAAACTGGGACAAAGACGAACTCAACATTCTCGTAGACAAATTGATGGAAACGGCAGACGCATACTTCGTAGATAAAGGTATTGACACGGGGGACTTCTCAACCTCTGCACAAAAACTTGAAGAAGAACCACAAATGGATTGGTTTGACCAGTAATGCGCGTTCGCCTCGTACACACAGACGACCAATACACCAAACTCAAAACTGGTGACTTGGGTACTCTTATATCAACACACACAGACCCTTGGGGTGCTGTAATCGCCGAAATCAAGTGGGACTGTGGTTCGTCACTATCCCTCATTGACGGATTAGACCAATACGAAATTATCACCGAACAGAAAGAAGGTAAGTAATGTCCACACGCTCTATTGTTGCCGAACCCTATGGGGACGGTTGGAATGGTCGTTACATCCATTGGGACGGTAATCCACAAACCCGTGTCACGCAGTTGCAACTCCTCGTAGCCAAATACGGCGTTGAGGGAGTTCGTGACACCATCATCCGTGAGCATTACTCTTGGTCGTCACTAAACACGGCTACCGAGGGTCTTAGTGACCACGATGACAAATCTCGTTTCGCTTTCGTAGATGGCTACGGTATCGCTCACACCGATATTTCGCTGTCAGAGGCAGACGATTGGCTATTCCGTCACACAGATAAAGATTTTGCTGGGTCAGATTACCTTTACATCTTGGGTGACAAAGCAATTATCGTGTGCGAATACGATAATGGGTTGCAGACTTGGCAACCACTTTCGGTTGAGCCTTACGAATACGCTGGATTGTTTCAGTAGGAGACTAGATTTCACTTTCTAGTTGCTAGAAAGCCCTCACCTGCGTATGTAGGTGGGGGCTTTTCTATGTCTATGGGGACTTTCACGGCTGGGCAGGTACTAACTGCGAATAGGGCGGGTCAAACATCTGAAGGCAATCAGGAGTGTCGTAATGAAATACCGGGGCTGTTGGGGCTGGGGGGTGAAGCACTACTTGTATGACGGTGGCGTATGACCGAGGGTAGGCGCAGACCAACTTCGCTCTCGGGCGTTGGGGCAGACCCACTTCATCAGGGGCATAGAGAAGCCCCCCTGCTCTCGCAGAGGGGCTAGTCCAAACTAGATGAGGGTTCTAGTTACTTGCTTGCTTTGACCATTGACTTTGCTGTGTTGAGTAATGCGTCAGCAAGCGAACCACGCGCTGTGCCTGCGTCTGTGATTACTTCGTCAGGTGTGTCAGCGAAGCCCATAGCACTTGCCACTTCAAACTTGCGAGTGACCATAGTGACGAGGCGAACACGGCGTCGCTCAGGGTGCTGTGAAGGTGGGACTTGCTCATCTTCGTTGTCATCTTGTGAGATAGGCGAAGCCCAACCACAAGTCTCAACTCCTACGGCAACATCAGTAGCCAACAGTTCTTTGGTTTCCATTTCTTCCAACAGTTCGTACACATCTCCACAAGTGCCAATGGTGCGAACAGTTCCACCAACTTCTACGGCGAACATTTGCGCTCGCTTCATAGTGAAACCGTCACCGTCTTTCTGCTTGCCGAGTTCGTGATAGGTGGCTTCAGCCAACTCCACGACAGTTTGATTGCTCATTATTTACCCCTTTCGGGTCTAGTAGGTACGAATAAGGTACAAGGTGTAAGGCATAATGTCAAGTTCCCTGCCTGTGTTGTTTGTCACAAGTTCCAGCCCCACCAGTCCCAGCGTTCCGAGCCGTTCCAGACAGCCAGACGGAACGCCATCTGAGTTGCGAGGTCGGGAGCCCCGACGGGCGCATCAGCCAACGGGGCTACCACTACTGGTCTGACGGTGGCGTATGAGCGTTGTGACCGTTCTGCTGGCATACTGGGTGGGTGAGCAAACGCAAAATCAAAGCCGTATGGTCGGACACAGACCGACAAGCCTTCTCTGATGGGTGTCGCTTGCGCTCTGCTCGCTTTATAGACAGACGGAAACAAACTGCCAAAGACTTCTGCCGACAACAACAGGAGAGGTATCGTCGTTCTTTCGGGGAGTGACAAAAGACACAAAAAATAAACTTGCTTTCTTTCGCTGACACTTGTACCTTGTAAGTGTCAGTCACACCCACTAACGAAAGAAGGCATTATGACGACAGATAACATAGTCCGTGAGTTTCTCGCTCTGAAAGAAGCAGAAGCAGAAGCCACAAAGGCAAAGAAGCAAAAGGAAGCCGAACTCCGTAAAGAGTTTGCGAAACTCGGTCTGAACGAACTCACCGTAGATGGTGTGTCGGTCAATATCATTGAGGCAACTCGCACTTCCTACGACGCAGACAAGTTGGCGCAGATGGTTTCGCCAAAGGTTCTGAAAAAAGTAACAAAATTGGTCGTGGATAATGACCTAATGGAAAGCGCAGTCAAAGTTGGGGTCATTGACCAAGCAACGGCTGACATTGTTACTTCACTTACACCGTACTCGCAAGTGCGTGTCTATCCTGTCTCAGTTGAGGCAAAAGCAAAAGCAAAGTCGCAGACGCAGGTAAGCAAAGCGTCATAGCAACAGATGTGGGGTGGTGGTTCGTCGTGAACTGCCACCCCACTTGCGTCTGTCATTGACAGTCGCTACTATCAAAGTACCTACTAACTAACAAAGGAAGCAAAATGGCAACGAAGAAATTACCCAAACAGGGTGAACTCCCTAAGTGCTGGCAAGATGTGAAAGACGCACTTGACGCAGGCATTGACCGTATCGTGTTATTCGGTACGGCTGGCATTGGAAAGACCTACGCAGGTCTGAACTACGGAAACATTGAGGGTGGCGCACACCGTCTTATCTGTACCGACGATATGACCAACGCAGAAGTGACAGGTTGCTGGCAACCGTCGGCAAGTGGTTCGTGGTCGTGGTTGGAAGGCGCAGGTATTCGTGCGTGGAAAGGCAACGGACAAACTGGTGGTCGTTTGGTCATTGACGAAATTGACAAGGCTGGTGGAGATGTGTTCGCAACACTTCTCGCTATCACGGACACACCTGAAAGCGCACAATGGGAACACCCTGCTACGAAAGAAATCATTACACCACTCAATGGTTTCACAGTCGTAATGACTACGAACATTGAGGATATGGAAGAACTCCCAATGGCACTCAAAGACCGTTTCCCCGTGTGTATTCGTATCAACGAGCCACACCCTGACGCTCTCTTGCGCTTGTCACCTGACTTGCGTGACTATGCCCGTCAGATGTGTGACGCAGGCGAACGCCGTATCTCACTCCGTTCCTTTATGGCGTTTGACAAACTCCGTTCGGGTGTAGGCGCAAAGCGTTCAGCAGAAATGGTGTTCGGCAAGCGAGCAAAATCTATTCTTGACGCTATTGCCATTGACAAGGTGAAGCCAATAGATGAGAACGAAGGCAAAATGGCAGAACTTGCTAACGCACTCGCAGAACAAGAGGTGTTCTAGTGTCACGACAAGATGAAGTAATGAGCGAGAAAGGAGTGGGGGCTTCCACCCCCACTCTTGTCGTTCCCGAAGTGGAGTTTCTCACTCGTAACGACATTGACTTTGGGCGTTGGGATATTCACGGGTGCGAAGCCGTAGCAGGCTCTCCACGAACGCAAGTGGATACTCGCAAGATGTTCGCACCACTCTATGATGATGAACTTTCTCGTCATATACGAGCGCACGAAATGTTCCACGCAAAAGTTTCACCAACTACTCCACAAATGGAAAAAATATGGCGCAAGCGTGGTTACGCAAAAGATAAGTCTCTTATTGTTTGCGAGGAATTGCGTGTGAACACACTTCTCAAAGAGGCAGGGTTTGAGCCTGAAAAATATCTCAAAGGTGGGTCTGAACGCTTTGACGGTGAGAACTTCTCACGACACGCAGACTTTAGTAATGCCGTTATGTATTCTATGGCAGTACGCGCAACAGCAGGCTGGCAAGATTACCTAGACGGTATCTCTATCCATAAGCCTGAGTGGGTCGCACCACTAACGAAGTTTGCTGATGAAGCGTGTGCTTTCTATGAGCAAGTTATCGCCAACAATAAAGACACAGAAAATCGTTGGCGCAAATACTTGCCACTTCACGCCACAGGAAACAAGGCGCAAGAAAGTGGTTTCGGATACACCGAAAGCCTTGCTAAGTGGGTGGAAACTATCATTGACGCAACACAGGAAAGCAAGCCTGAACAAGGCAAGCAAGGTGAACAGGGTAAAGAAGGTCTTACCGAGAAACAACTCAAAGAACTGATGGACAAACTCGGTGAGATGGGTGAGCAAAAGCGTGAGAACAGCAAGTGGGGTCGTGGCAATATCCCTAAGCGAGGCGTAAGCGATATGTGGGGAGAACTCCGTGTTGCCAAGCCAATGTTGGACAAGTCCGTTATGGGTGCTATTGGTCGCAAGAAAATAGCAAGTCAAACAGGAAAAAATCCACGCCGTATTGGTCGCTTACTTTCTGACCCTGAACGCCGTATCTTTGACCGAAGCGTGAAAGGTGCTGGTGGTGTCGTACTTGTAGATACAAGTGGTTCTATGTCGCTCTCCGAAGAAGAAGTTTCGGAAATCGTGATGAACGCACCTAGCGCACTTGTCGCTATGTATTCGGGTGGGGCTTACAAGCCGAAGCCGAACTTGTGGGTAATTGCCAACAAGGGTCGTATGTGTCGCAAGTTGCCACGCCCACACGGAAGCAACGAAGTAGATGGTCTTGCTTTGCGTTGGGCAGTCAAACAACGCCAACGCAACAACTCACCAATTATTTGGGTTTCTGATGGTGGGGTGACTGGGAAACGAGATGCCTTTGACACCGACTTAGTGATGGACTGTATCAAGGTGTGTAAGCAACACGGTATTTATGTCGTGCCTGACCCACCTACTGCTATTGCGTTACTAAAGAAACTCAAAGCCCGTCAGAAAGTGTCTAGCACTATCCCTAACACTCTCAAAGACAGTTACAAAGAGCAAACTGGTCACGACTTGTACCTACGCTAAAGGTTTGGGTTGGTTGGGGTTTGGTTGCTTCCTTTCCCTGACCAACTCAAAAAGTACGCAATAGGAAGCGATTAGAGCAAAGTTATGAACAGACTTGACATAGACACAAGGGGCATTATGAGGACAGTAACGATTATGTTGGTGATGGTAATTGTTTGGAGTTGGCTCTTATGAAAGCAAAAGTTACAGACCCAAGCCAACTCTCTTACAGTTGGGCAGAAATGGCTAACCTGACACACAAGACACAGGTAGAAACTTTCGGTTGGTGTTCTTGCGAGGACAACGAAGGTAACGAAAATCCGTATTCAGACTGCCCAAGCGAGGTGAAGTAATGAAAACAGATGACACAATTATCGGTGCGACAGTAACCGATATTCGCCCAATGACACAAGATGAGATGAGCGCAGAAGGTTGGCAAAAGCGAGAAATACCAATGTGTATAGTTCTGTCTAGTGGAACAATTCTCTATCCGTCAATGGACACAGAAGGCAACGACGCAGGTGCGTTGTTCGGTATTGACCAAGTTGGTGGGGCGTTCGCATTATGACCGTCATATTCCTGATGTGGCTAGTTGGTATGTGCGTGATACAGCCGATAACGAAGCGCATACTCAAAGAACACGACAAGTTTTATGCCCGATACCAAGATGACAACAGCGAATACTTGTTACTGATTACCGACGACAACTAAGTTTCAGATGTCGCAGCCGAACGATACGGCTAACAGCGAATAGTCTTACTATTACGCTGACGGTGGCGTATGAGATTACTTCTTAGTGAACAACTGGTTGTCGTAAGAGCGTAAGAGAACATAGATGTACGCTATGAACACGCAGTTGCGATAACTCATAATGCTGTCTATGACTTCGGCACGACGAAGAACCAAAAGGACACCCCATAGTCCACCACCATAGATAGCCCCTGCGAATAACAGCGCACCTATGACTGTAAAGGCAACAGTGATAAAACCTTTTTCTTCTTTATCTTTTAGTTCTCTGTAATCACGCAACTTGTTTCTCCATCTTGTTTATTCTTTCCAAGATTTGATGAACTCTCTGTCTTGATAAACCGTACTCGTCTGCTATTGACTGAAGGCTTCTTCCACTCTGTCGTGACTGAAGCATCTGGGCATCTCGTTCTGCGTCACCCAGAGGTCCCGGCTTACACGGTCCCCAAGACCAAGACGGGAAGCGTTCGAGGACTTCTTTCTTGTCTGGTGTAATGGAACCAAGCTTATGTTTCACTCGAAGATAACTCACCCACGAACCGATAGATACCGGGACTTCATCAACCACAACCCGGGCAGCGGCCGGCACTCGAGCGTGACCGTTCTCTGCGACGTAGATTTCTAAAGCCCTTATGTTTCTTGCCCACTTTTCAGATGTTTTCATAGTCAATAGGCTAATACAATCTTGCCGGCTGCGGCACACGTTCGACCGGGTGAGCTGCGCCTGGCCAGAAGCCCCGCGGGGGATGCGGCCAAAACGGGACTACTACTACACCGACGGTGGCGGATGATGGCCAGGGCCCTCGAGCAGCGGCCAGAATTCTTTCTTCCAGGTTGTTTTTTTCTGGTGTGATGTGTACTGTGTACATCGGAAGGAGGTCAACCTATGAAGACCTACACAAAAGAAGACATCGGCGATGAACAGATAGCCACACTGAAGGGGATGATGGGGAGTATGTCCATTGAATCCCTTAATGTCAGCGTGCAAATCACAGACGTACGCCGTCGCTTTGGCCACATTGATGTCCTCGTGCAGCCTTTAAATGGCACGGGCGAACAGTGGGTAGAAAAACACCGAGTAAAAGTTGCAAAATAATTGCGTGGGGTGTACAGTGCACTCCATTGCAAGTACCTACTACCT